GGAATTGCATCGCGTGCTGATGCCAGGTCGGCTGATCAGTTTTCACTGCATGAACCTGCCCAGCAGCAAGGAACGCGACGGATTCATTGGCGTCAAAGACTTCCGCGGTGACATGCTGCGGATTTTTGAGGCAGCCGGCTTCGTGTTCCATTCCGAGGTGTGCATCTGGAAAGATCCGGTCACGGCAATGCAGCGCACGAAGGCGATCGGGCTGCTGCATAAGCAGGTGCGCAAAGACAGCGCTCTGAGCCGGCAGGGGATCCCTGATTACCTCGTAACGGTGCGCAAGCTAGGCGACAACCCAGAGCCATGCGCAGGCCCGTTCACTGACTTTGCCGGCGAGAATCCGCCAGCCAAGACGGGCAACGCCATCAAGGACAGCATCAACATCTGGCAGCGGTACGCCAGCCCAGTGTGGATGGACATCAACCCATCGGACACGCTGCAATATCGCAGCGCACGCGCCAACGAGGATGAACGCCACATCTGCCCATTGCAACTGGAGGTGATCCGCCGCGGCCTGCAGCTGTGGAGCAATCCAGGCGATCTGGTGCTCAGCCCATTCGCTGGCATCGGTAGCGAGGGCTTTGTCAGCTTGGAGATGGGCCGGCGTTTTGTTGGCTTTGAGCTGAAGCCCAGCTACTACAACTGCGCAGCGAAGAACCTGACAGCCGCTGAATCGGAGAAGCAAACGGCGCTGTTGTGATTATCGAGGCATCAAGGGTGCGACACCACATTTCAGCCACACAGAAAACCGTCACAAGACAGGGTGCAGCACGGCTGACGGGATTCATACTTGCATCAAGCGGGACACGAGCCCGCACCACCCCACAAATCAATGACATTCACTCTCGAAAACGCTCAACTCCAAAAACGTGCTTCTTTTACGCCTGCAGGCGCTGAGCACGTCATCATTACTAGCTGGGGCTACAGCGTAAATGAGCAAGCTTGGTATAAAGCCTGCATCCGCAAGCATTTCACCGGTAATGCTCGCAACTGCTACCGGTCCTTGCTTCAACAGGGTTGGGTTGCTGCCTAACCTTCAGGCCCGCCGGAGCCTATCCGGCAAAAACACCACCCCACAAATCAATGATCACCATCATCCGCAAGCAGCGTCCTGTACTGCCAGGTGAATCGCTGCCACCAGCACCACCCGTCTACAAGAAGCCTGCACCACAGCTCCCGCCAATCAAATGAAACTCCCAACAGATCAACAGTTAGGCCATCGTATTGAATCCATCGTCCGCACTATCGCCGCCATCATTGCTTTCGTGTATGCCGCGGGGTTCACCTTTGGTCAAGCTATCCATTGGCTATCACAAAACCTGACCACACTGCACACTCATCTGCTGATTGACAATGCCGGACATGCTAACCCGCATCCTGTTGTTCTTGCTCCCGACTTTGACAATCGCAGCACTCTTAGACGCCCATGTTCAACCCGCACTAAAGGATTTGCCACATGAACAAGAAAAGATTTTACTTTGCCATTCCAGAGGCGAATGTGTATGAGTGCATCTGGGCTAACAGTTTGACTGAAGCCAAGCAGATTGCCGCGATTGACTGGCTACCATTTTGGAACAAAATTGAATGGCTCAATCCTGCTTCCATCGTGACTCAAAAATGAAAATTGAAAAGTTCAAAGCCGGTGACATCGCCTACGTTCGTAACTGGCCGCAAAACGAACACGTTGAAGTCTTGCAGCGTATGGACGTAATGACACCATTTCCGCATTACATCGTGCGGACACAACATGGCGCCAAGTATCAGATCAGTCAGCTTGAACTATCAAAAAACAAAATTGAGCGAAAAAGTTGAGGACTCGCGCCGTCGCCACCCCTGGTCAACGGCGCTATCCCGCCAGACTCTATCGACAAACCTTGCATCCTTGGTAAACTGTGCTCAGTCCTACTGGACTCCACCCCATGCCATCCAACACACTCAACAAAATACAGGAGCACCATACGCTCCTTACTGCACGCCGTTTTGGCGGCACCTTCATCAGCACCGTTGCTCAAGCTGGTCTTTTTGCTGATCCTGAAAACCGCAAACGCATCTTTGCTGCATTCCCTGAGCTGGTCTACAAATACGGACCAACCAGCCATTTTTATGCGGAGGATCAGTGAATAACGCTGAGTATCATGCTGATCCTGCTATCAGTGCATCACACCTTCACGCCATTGCAAAATCACCGGAGCATTACTATGCACGCTATCTAGACCCTGATCGCAAGCCATCAATTCCAACGCCTGCGATGAAGTTTGGCAGCCTTGTACACACCGCTGTACTAGAGCCAGATGAAATCTACAACCGTTATGCAGTCTGCCCGCCACGGAACACCAAGGCTGGTAAAGAAGCTGCAGCAGAGATGGCAGCTAATGGCATCGAAGCCGTTACCCAATCCGATTGGGATATGGCACGCGACATGCGTGATGCCGTTCATGCTCATCCCATCGCATCAGATCTACTATCTGAAGGCGCACCAGAGCAATCGGTCTGGTGGGATGATCCGACAACTAAACAACGCTGCAAATGCCGTCCTGACTGGTTAAAAAGCGATGGCACCATCATCGACCTTAAAACCACACAGGATGCCAGCGTTGATGGTTTTGCTAAATCCGTAGCAAACTTTCGTTATCACGTCCAACAGGCGCATTATCAAAACGGCACCGGAGCGGAACGCTTCATCTTTATTGCTGTTGAAAAGTATGCACCTTATAGCGTTGGCGTTTATGAACTAGACGCTGATGCTATAGCTGAAGGTAGTAGGCTGGCATTCCGCGATCTAAGACGGATCGCAACGTGCCGCAAACTTGATGAATGGCCGGGTTATAGCCCTACCATCACATCTTTGTCACTGCCGACTTGGGCATACAACCGCGACATTCTTTCACCGGAAGATTTCTGATGACTTTCCCGAATCTTGCTGGCATCATCAAAAAAGATGATGTCTACAAAAAAGGCACAGGTAGCTTCACCGCAAGTTACGTTGCATGGGCCAGAATCGCTCAACTGCTACACGAACACGCACCAGGAGTTGATTTTCACCTTGAGCCAACGGCTGATGGTCAGATTGTCCATAAAGCACCAGATAGCACGGGTTATGTCTTGTGCTATTTCACCGATGCTGATGGCAAGCAAACCAGCCGCTTTCCGTTCCCGTGCATGGATCACAGGAACAACCCGATCCCATTTGACAAAATCTCAGCGCGAGTTCTGACTGATACGCATCGTCGCGGCCTTTGTGCTGCAGCAGCGTTTCACTTCAGCCTTGGTTCTGAACTTTGGGCTAAACAGGAACTAGACGATGCCGGTGTGACTGCTGATGTCGAGCAGCCTAAGCCGCAGCTCAAAAAAGACGCAGTAACAACTCAACCGGCAACCGTAAAATCTGCGCTGCAGTCTCAAGCTGCTAAAGCAGGCGCTAAAGCGATCTCTCAAGCCAAGACGCTAGAAGCCATCAGTCAGCTCACCGAACGCCTAACAGCACGTCATGACGCTGGTGACATCACCGATGAAGAGCACAAGGAACTCCTTCAAATGCTCATCGAAAAGGAGGACACCGTGAAATGATGCACGATGACACGCAAGCGTATCTGACCACAGAACAGCTTGCTGATCGTTATGGCTTGAAACCATCCACCATTAAAGGATGGCGCATTAGACAACAAGGCCCTGCGTGGTATCAAGTGCCGCGCATTGGCCTAAGCCCAAGGCAATCACGGACGCGATACAAACTCGCTGATGTGCTCGCCTGGGAGCAATCCACCAACATCACCCCTATCAACTCTTCATCATGCTGAACATCACTGCTCACGGAAACATTGGCCGCGATCCTGAAATCAAGAACGTTGGTAGCACACAGGTTTGTAACTTCTCCTTGGCCACCAAAACCGGCAAAGATGATACAACTTGGATTAACTGCCAAGTTTGGGGTAAACGCGCTGATGCTGCTATGCAGTATCTAAAAAAAGGTAGTGCCATCACGGTTGCTGGCCGCGGCAAAATGCGAACCTATGACAAAAAAGATGGCAGCCAAGGTCAAAGCCTTGAAATGGATGTAAATGATTTTACACTTCCTTTGCGTTCTGCTGCTACAACTGATGTAGAGAATATGCCATTCTGAAGATGACAAGCCGCCGTGAACGCTATCTCCAAGCGTTAGAAATTGCCGAGCGTCATGGAAATAGATTCATGGCGGCTAACATCCGATCTGAATTACGGAAACTTGATGCTGAAAATTATGACGGACCAACCGCCGGAACCAGCAAGCAACCTAGTTGATCATCCCGATCATTACACCCAAGGCAGTATCGAGTGCATCGACGCTATTGAAGCGGCATTAACACCAGAAGAGTTCCGTGGGTTCTGCAAAGGTAATGCACTCAAATACATCTGGCGTGAACGCAGCAAAGGCCAGCAACAGTCCTTAGCAAAATCTAAATGGTATCTTGATAAGCTACTTACCCTTGAGACGTTCTGAATTGTTAAAATAGGCACATACAGCGCCCACTCTGCATGGCGGCTGACGAGCAACTCAAGTTTACATGCCGTCGGACACGCCGCTGCCGCGAAAAGCTGCCTGCTGATCTACTCATCCGTAATGCTTCAACGGGTGAGCTTTTTTGTAAGCCTGGTCACTGCCCACACGGCAAAGGTGATCAACACGAAAACCTGATCGCATTACAACTTGAAAATCGCCGCCTGCGTGAACAGGTGCGTAATCAATC